GCTGAAACCTACCGCATCTACGACTGGAAGGCGTTGCCCGTTCGAACAGTGGCAACGCTTTCCTGCGGTCTGCGGGAAAACTCGCGGGTCATGCGGGCAATGAGCGGGCAGAAGCAGACCACGGATACGATGCTATTAGCGGCGGCTGTGGACAGGCTTTCTTTACTGGTATGGTTCCAGACCAAGGACGGGCAGAAGAACCGGAAACGCCCGCCTTCCCTTACTGAAGAACTTACTAAGGACAGACGCAAAGAAGAAAAGCCGATGCTGTTCGACACGCCCGAAGCATTCGACGAAGCAAGGCAAAGGGCAATGAAGGGTTATAACAATGGCTGACACCAATTTAGGCACAGCGTATGTAACGATAATGCCGTCCATGAAGGGCGGAATCAAAAACTTAAAATCTGAACTCGGCGACAGCGTCGGGGAAGCTGGGGATTCCGCGGGCAAAAGCCTTGTAGGAAGCATAAAAAAAGTCATTGCGGCGGCAGGGCTTGGCAAGGCATTGAAGGACACCCTTATGGAAGGCGCGAACCTGCAGCAGTCATTCGGCGGCCTTGAAACCCTTTATGGCGAAGCAGCCGACGCGGCAAAAGCCTATGCCAATGAAGCGGCAAAGGCGGGCATATCTGCAAATTCCTACGCGGAACAGGCGGTTTCCTTCGGGGCATCCCTTAAAGCGGCTTTTGGCGGTGATACTGCAAAGGCTGCAGAAGCGGCGAACACGGCAATTCTTGACATGGCAGACAACGCCGCAAAGATGGGGACGCCGCTTGAATCCATACAGACCGCATACCAAGGCTTTGCCAAAGGCCAGTACCAGCTCTTGGACAACTTGAAGCTGGGTTATGGCGGGACGAAGGAAGAAATGCAGCGTTTGCTTTCTGACGCTGAAAAGCTGACGGGGCAGAAGTACGATATAAACAACTTGGGCGATGTCTACGACGCAATCCACGTTATCCAAGGCGAACTTGGTTTAACGGGCGTAGCGGCTGACGAAGCGGCAAGCACGTTTTCCGGGTCTTTCGGCGCGATGCAGGCGGCGGCAAAGAACCTTATGGGCAACCTTGCCTTGGGAGAAGACATACAGCCCGCCCTGCAAACGCTCATGGACAGCGTGCGAACGTTCATCGTGGGCAACCTGTTTCCAATGGTCGGGCAAGTCCTTTCGGGGCTTCCTACGGTCGTAAGCGGCGCGTTGCAACTGGTCATGCAGAGCCTTCGCGATCTGGGACAGTACATGCCCGATATCGTCAATATGGCGTTGGGGCTTGTTACGGGTCTTGCGGAATCCATCGTGGAATTCGCGCCTTATATCCTTGAAGCGGGCTTCCAATTAATCATGGCATTAGGAAACGCCCTTTTAACGACTGATTGGGTCGGAACGGTCACGACGATGATTAACAACATGGCAAGCAGCCTTGACATTGCCGCGATTGAAATCTTCGGAAGTGATACGGGCATTGTTGACGCGGTTATAGATGGCGTCATGGTCGGGCTTCCGTCGCTTCTTTCTTCGGGCGTGGAAATCGCCATGAACGTTTTTAACGGGCTTGTCGAAGCCTTACCAAGCGTCATTGACGGTGCGGGACTGATAATAAGCAACATCCTTTCGACCATCAGCGAAAACTTGCCAAGCGTGCTCGAAAGCGGTTCGACCATCATCGAAAAAATCGGCGAAGGAATGACCAATTTAGCCGCACACTTGCCCGAAATCCTGTCAAGCCTTGGGAAAGCCGCACTGCAAATGTTTAAATCCATTGACTGGGCTGGTCTTGGACGCGCTGTTATCAACTTTATCGGAACGGCGATAAGAACGGCGGGCACGGTGATAGGCTCAATCCTGCGCGGGCTTGGGCAGACGGCACTTAACCTGTTTCGGTCTATCGACTGGGGCGGGCTTGGTCGCAATGTAATTAACTTCATCGTGAACGGCCTGCGCGGCATCGGCTCCACGATTGGAAACGCCCTGCGGTCGCTTGGTCAAAGTGCTATGTCCCTGTTCCGGTCTATTGACTGGGCGGGCGTCGGTCGTTCCGTCATCAACGGCGTTGTAAACGGCATTCGGAACGCAGGGCACGCAATCGCGCAAACATTACTGGGCTTCGCGCGATCTGCTTTGAATTCGGTTAAGTCCTTCTTTGGCATCCATTCGCCTTCTACAGTCTTTCGCGATGAAATCGGTAAAATGATTCCTCTTGGTATGGCTGCCGGTATCGAAGCGGAAGCTGGAAGCGTCACGGCTGCTATGGACGACATCGCACAGTCCGCGCTGGTTGACACGCAGGCGAATCTTTCGATAAGCAGCGGAAGCCTTGCCACGGGCGGCGGCGGTCTTGGCACCGTTGTTAACAATATCAACATAACACCGTCTGAAGGAATGGACGAGCGGCGGCTTGCTGACCTTGTAGCAGAAAGAATCCAATTCGTACTTGCACAAGACGAAGCGGTATGGGGGACGGCATGACAAGACAGGGAACATTCACTTTTAACGGGATAAGCTCTCGCGACTATTCTTTATGGCTTACTGGTGCGGGCGTCTACGGTGCGCCAGCGCGTAAGTATGAAAGCGTCAGCATCCCCGGAAGAAACGGCACGCTGACGATGGACGGCGGGGCTTTCGAAGACATCGAACACACATACAAAGATTGCTTTATCGCATCGGAAGACGCGGCAACGGCGTTGCAGGGACTGCGGAACGCCTTAATGTCTGTCAACGGAAAGGTAAGGCTTACAGACGATTACAACGCCGACGAATTTTACCTTGCAAGATACATGCGCGGGCTTGACCCGGACGTTGCCCCGCTCATGAAGGGCGCGAAGTTTGACCTTGTCTTTACCCGCGACCCAAGACGCTTTCTTACATCGGGCGAAACCACAACAACGCTTACACAAAGCGGGACGATTACAAACCCGACCCTTTACCCAAGCCGCCCGCTTCTTCGCGTGTACGGCACCGGTAACTTGGGCGTTGGTGACGTCACAATTACAATCAATTACGCCGATTCGTACACGGACATTGATTGTGAAATCATGGATGCGTACAAGGGCGCGGTCAACTGCAACCCTTACATAGAACTGTCTGGCAACGACTTTCCGACATTAAAAGCGGGAAGCAACGGCATCACTTTGGGCACAGGCATTACACGGGTGATAATCACCCCGCGATGGTACAGGTTATGATTCCGATACTATTTGAACAGAATGAACGGGCGTTTGCGACGAACGGCATCGGAAGGCTTGCAGAAGCGACCATGTGCCAAGTCACGGAAGAACGCAACGGGAAGTACGAAGCAGAACTGCGTTACCCGGTCGACGGGAAATACTACAGCGATCTAAGCGAAGGGAAAATCTTCACTGCGCGGCATTCGGACGCCTTGGACGTTCAGCCGTTCCGAATCTATAAGATATCCCGCCCACTGAACGGCATCGTTACGGTGTACGCAAGACACATCAGCTACGACCTTGCCAAAATCGTATGTGCGCCGTTCACGGCTGGAAGCATCACGGAAGCCCTGCAGCGGTTCCCGCAGTACGCATTAAGTCCTTGCTATTTCACGTTTTGGACAGACAAAAGCACCACGGGCGCGTTCCGGGTATCTGTCCCGTCGACCATCCGTTCATGCCTTGGCGGGTCGGAAGGTTCCATCTTGGACACCTACGGCACGGCGGAATACGAATGGGATGCTTGGACGGTCAAAGCCTATCTGAACAGGGGCGCGGATAACGGCGTTACGATTCGTTACGGCAAGAACTTAACTGCTCTTACACAGGAAACCGACAACAGCAACGCTTTAACAGGCGTCGCGCCGTTTTGGCGGAATTCTGACGGCGTCACGGTCGTTCTTCCTGAAGGTGCTATCTTCACCGATGCGGGCACGGAACAGGCTTACACGAACGAATACAACGTCACATATACAAACGGAAGCGGAACGGAATACATCGGCTCTTATCAGAACTATTTCGTGGAACCGTTGGACTTGTCGGATAAATGGGACGAAGCCCCGACCGTGGCACAGCTTCGGACGGCGGCGCAAGACTATCTGACCGCACACGCAACGATGGAAGCGCAGAAGAACTTGACGTTTTCTTTCGCCCAGCTTTGGCAGACGGAAGAATACAAAGACATTGCCCCGCTTCAAAGGGTAAGGCTTTGCGACACCGTAACGGTGCTTTACCCGCGGTTAGGTGTTGAAGCAAAAGCAAAGGTCATTAAGACCGTTTATGACGTCCTTCTGGAACGCTACGATTCAATGGAAATCGGCGAACCGAAAACGACGCTTTCCGGAACGCTCCAAAAACAGGCTGAAACCATCGCAAGCGTCGTTAAGACCTTCCCCAATGTTTCCCAGATGGACGCTGCGATAAACGCCGCTACGAAGCTGATAACGGGCGGTACGGGCGGTCATGTGGTCATAGGAACGAACGCCGAAGGGCAGCCGAACGAGATTTATATCATGGACACGGAAGACGTTAACACAGCCGTTAACATCATCCGCATGAACGCCAACGGCATTGGCTTTTCCACAGACGGCGGGCAGACCTATAAAACGGCTTGGACGATAGACGGTTCATTTGTTGCCGACTTTGTGACGTCTGGAACACTGAACGCCGACCTTCTCAAAGCGGGCATCATCATGGATGCCGAAGGCAAGAATTACTGGAACCTTGAAACGGGTGCAATCAGCATCAGCGCGGGTGCCATTCCTTCCGCGGGCGTCACGCAAGACGATCTGGAAAGGGCAATGCTTCAAGCGGCAAACACCGCGAAAGGTTATGCCGACACGGCAGAAGCGAACGCGATTGCGGCAATACAACAGGAAGATTACATCACATCCGCACAACTACAAGTTGCTGAAAACGAAATCATGTCGAACGTT